CATTCAAGCGGGCAATGCGGTTACGGGCCGTACTGTTGTACGTGGTAAAAGAGCCGGCTATCAAAACCTTGCCGTCACCCTGAACATCAAAATCTAGCAGGTTGTTATTTGCCCCGATTTCGGTGTTAAATGAATTATTTGCAGAGGCATCCGGATTAAGTAGGGCTATACGCCCGCAGGTACGCTCATTGTAGATAGTGAACGCTCCACCTAGTAGAATTTTTCCGTCTTGCAGCGACAAAATTTTACTAGGTGGGCTATTTGCACCCACAATATGCGTCACCAATTGCCACCCAGCTAGTGAACCTGTGGTGTTATCATACTTGTGCACAATAGGCGCATTGGTTAGAGATGTGCCCTGTTTTAGCCATACGTTTATTGCAAAATCTCCGCCGCCAATGTCGGTAAAAGCGTTGTGTACGGCGTGCCAAACGTCGTTTACGCTATCAAAAAAGAGCGCGTTACCAAAGTTGAACACCTCTAGCGGCACCTGTGCTATTGCCCCGGCGTTTCCGCACGCGTCCACGTAGCGCAAGCTTATCGTGTAGGGGCTGCTGGATAGCAAGAATATACTGGTAAAGCTAGTGCCAGTGCCCGCTACGGTGGCGAAGTTGTCTAGGCTCCATTCCAGCGTAAAGCCCGCCGGGATGCTGCCACTAAAAGCAAGGGTACTAGCCACGCCTTGGGGCACCACGGGGGGAAGTATCCCGCCAGTCGGCTCCGATGGTAGGGCAATCGTAACCGTGGTGCTCGAGGTAGGCGTGGAATTTCCGCAGGCATCTATGTAGCGTACAGCAACATTAGTCTGGCCGATAGTGTTATATAGGCTATCATAAGTAGCACCAGTTGCGGCTATAGTGGCGAAGTTATCCCGGCTCCACTGGGCCGTAAAGCCAGCGGGCGGCGTATCCACGCTGAAGGTAAGCGCACCGCAACCCACGCGGCTTTGCGCAGCAGGAGCCGCTGGGGCTGCGGGCATAGTTACGGTGGCGGTGGTCTGCACTACTTCGCTCACGTTGCTGAACACGTCGATATGTCGAATGGATATCGTAATATTCCCTACTGTACCAAAAAGCCTGCTGTACGCCACCCCTGTTCCCGCTACGGTTGCAAAACCATCTTCGCTCCATTGCACTTCGTAACCGCTCGGTGCTGCCCCCACTGTAAAGGCAAGGGTGGCACAGCCTACGCTAGTTTGTGGGGTTGGAGCAACGGGCACGGGGGCCGGTTCTTCAGAGGCCGCCACCACTACTAATATATCTCTCCAATATTCCACGCCGTCAGCTCTGAGTACAAGGTCGTATTGCCACCCGGGAACAAGCCAAGCCACACCGCCGCCTATATCTTCAGCGGCTTCACTGCGTGCAAGTTCCAGCTCAAACTCCCGGTATACCCGCCCGTCGGTGATATCCGTGCCCACTGTGCGCGTATGGTTACGGTATGCGCTGCGCGGACTAAGCGTTACCGCCCACGCTACACCCTCGCTCTCTGGTGCGCTACTAATCGGCACGCGTAGAATATTCACTTGCCCGGTGGTGGCGTATAGCATAGTGCCAAGATACGCAAAAACAAAAAACCCCCGAGGGTTTCCCGGGGGTCGTTATTAACTAGCTTGGCTAACTAAGCGAATACAAAGCTAGCCGCAAGGGGCACGGGACTCAGTGCGCTTTGGGAAGTGAACGTTAGTGCCGTCCCTGCCTGATCCCCTACTGCCAGCCCCGGGTCGTCGCTAAACGCTCCGTACAGGCCATCGCTGTTTTGGCTACTTGCCGTAAAGCCGTAAAGCCGGTACACGCCCGCCCTATCCGCTACTGCCATTAGCCAGCCACAATCGCTGTTTTTGATTTGATCCAAAAACCGCTTATGCTCAGCCGCCGCAATGCGCAGGTTAGGGTTGTCGCTGTAGCGCGGAATAGTCATGGTGATCGTTTCGGTCGTGAAACTATTCCCTTGCTCAAACGCGCTTATTGGCTGAACCGTGTTTTCGAACGCCTCAATCGTGTACCAACTCTTTCCCGCTGCCAGCGTTACGCTGTCCAGTATTTCGGAGTTAGTACCGTTAAACGTATAGGCGGTTACGCTCTCCGATTCGATGAAATAGGTAACCGATTTGCTACCCCCGCTTACGCGGAGGTCGCAATTTCGGGCAAACCCAGTCGATATGTTACATACTTTGCATGCCATAACTTAAGTGCTTAATTGGTTAAGAAGGGTCGTACCAAACAACCTCGCTAAGACGGTGGACAGCCATGCCAAAGCGGAACCGTAGCAGGAACTTGGTATAGTTCTGGAAGATGTCCGACGGGTTGGTTTCGTCGTTCAGGTTCTGGATTCGCAGTGTACGGATGTCGTCTTCACGGTCATACGCAAAGGTAATGTTCATCGTGGACGTGAATGCCACCGTACCGGCAGGGAAGTGCTCCATAAGCACAACTTCGTAGTGCCCATAGCGGTAAATAACGGGTTGCCCGTTTAGATACACCGACTCGCTGGGGCTAAAGAAGTACTGCCCGCTATTACGCAGCCAAGCTTCGCCTTTGCGGAACACGTCGAACGCCACATAAAAACGTCCGCGCTTAGCAGGATCGCGATCCTGAGTCAGGTAGCGAAGGTTTTCGTCTGCGTCTGCGGCTTCGATCATCTTGTCTAGCTCCGCGCCAAAGTTTGCGGCAGTGATACCGCCAACTGCGGGCGTGGGTTTTACGGTTACGTCGCTGCCAACGGTTGCGCTGAATAGTTTAACTAGGCCGTTCATAGCATAGTTGCCTACCCCCCATGGTGTTGCCACTGTGGTGTCGCCCAGGATTGCAATCTGATCGAGCTGGCGACCTACTCGGCCTGCCATTAGCTGCGATAATGCAGATAGGTGTTCGGCCTGATCCTCAAAACGCTGAGGCACTCCGGGGGCATAGCGGTTTTCGTAAACAGTTCCTTTTAGCATGTCGTTTGATATCTTCACCGGGAATGCCAGATCAATCATATCGCCTTGCTTTTGAACACTGCTAAACGTTCCATTATCTGTCAGATTATCAGAAAAGACAGTAAGCCCGCCGGTAAGGGACACGTCGTTGTAATAGAACTTGCTCTTTTGCCCACTTACAAAATTGAATAAGCTCAACTCTCGGTTGGTTACATACGCATTTGTAAATACGTCTATAATTACCTTGTCGAGTAGCGACAAGCCATCATAGGCATTGCCGCCGTTATTATAGCTACCTGCCATTTTTTACGGTGTTTTGGTTAAGTCTTTCTTTCACGCGGTCATAAGCAGCCGCGGCTCTCTGCTCTATTGTCAGCTCTACAGTCTTATTCCGATCCTGCACAGGTGCAGGCAGGCCGGGGGCTACCTTTGCGTTTAGCTTCGCCTGTAGCACCTTCAGCTGTTGTTCCAAAGGGCTCACACGGCGGCTAACCTCTTCGGCGAGCAACACGCTAAACTCTTTGGCTGCATCGGCAATGGCAGGGTCTACCCTACTAGTGCTCACCCTTTGGGCACGCATTTCGGTTTCACCATCCATTCCGTCTTCACCATCGTCACCGGCCGCAGCCGTTGGCATAAATACAACCTTGCCTTCCTTGCCGTCCGCGTCAATAGCGGGCAGCTCAAAAGGCTCGGTCTCGGGGAACATAACGGCTACCGTCTCCTCCCCGACTGTTACAAAAACCTCCATAAGCTCAATTTTTTGTATAGGCTCGGGCTTTGCGCCCTCTAGTAAATCAGCGGCTTTGCGCAGCAGGGCGGCAACGGGGTTGCTGCGCTGTTTGCGGCTTGCCTTTATTTGTTTGTCTGCCTCTGCTATCGCGTGCCCGTAAAAGCCCTCGATGCTGAAGCCGGTAACTTTATTGCCTTTTACCTCCTTCTGCCAATACTCAGGGTCTTCTACCCGTACGCTCATCATCCATGTACCCTTAGGTAAGCCCGTTAGGCCAAGTGCAACTGCCTTGTCACGCTCTGGATCTTCGATTATCCACTGCTCAACTACGTACGCACGCCCGTTCATATCCACCAGGTGCTGGTGCGTGAGGGCCATGTTGCCGTGATCCCGCGCAAATTTGTTGCGGCTTGCCTCAACTACCTCTTCACTAAACAAAATGTAGTACCCCTGCTTCTTCAGCTCGCGGTAAATCGCCTTGTTTGGGATCAAAACAGGGCCGGTTACAATGCGCTTTTCAGCGTTAGCCGCTGCCATCATCAACTCGTTACGCTCCCCGTGCGCCGATAGGGCGATAAAGCTCTCCTGTATGGCGGGTTCGTCTACAAGGCTAACCGCAAAGGTGCCCATGCTAATGTCCTCGGCGGTCATATAGTAGATTGGCAGGCTATCGTCTAGCTTTTCCGGTTCCATCCCTATAATTAATTTACGCTAAAATACAAATTTTATACTAACTATAGAGTGGCAAGGGCTTCAGCAGTCGCGTTTTCGGCGGATTTGTCTACAACACTACGCACATCCACAACTATTGTTTGCGCTACTTGCTGTTGCACGTTGGTTATTGCGCTGCTTACACCGCCAACCGCGGCCCCGCCCACCATACCTCCCTGCTCATAACCGCGTACCCGCAATTGTTCTAGCCTGCCGATCAGCGGGCGGGCCTCTGGGTGGCGCACTACCTGCTGGGGGGCTACATATTCACCCCGGTGCACAATGCCAGCAGGCTCAAATTTGCCGCCGTCCCCAGTATACCCGCCCTCAGCAAACCCGGGGCTAGCGGTCAATACAGTTGCCAACTGTGCGGCACCCACTGCACCGTAAGCTGCCGCTAGGATGCCCGCGCCGATTGGCGTTAGCAGGGCTGTTTGGGCAAGTGCACCCATAATTGCCTGAGCCGTGCTGGTTACCACGCCGAATGCGTCGAATGCTTTTTTCTGGTTTGCCGCCTTGCGTTGCAGGTTCAGCTTATCGCGTTCCAGTTTAGCCGTTACAGCCGCCTCTTCTTCGCGTGCCGCTTGCAAGGCGGCTACCTGATCCTGTTCTGCCAGCAGATTTGCCTTTATCTGATCGCTTTGTGCGGCGTTGCTATCCAGCAGGTTGGCCTCCAGCTCCGCTATCCGATCTTGACTTTCAGCCACTCGCTCGTCAAAGAGTGCCAGCCGCTCCGTGCTTACCTCTATTTGGGCATCCAGAGCCTCTATGCGCTGGGCATTAACCGCGTCAAGGATAGCGGTTATCTGGCCTGCCAGCTGCTGGGCCGCGCCTATCCCGGCATCCAATTGGGCCTTTTGCATTTCGGCGGTCTTGGCAGCATCGGCCTCTTGAGCCTTGGCCACAGTGTCGATGCTGGCTATCTCGGCCTCTTCTTTTAGCGCCAATTGCTTTAGCCTATCTGCAAGGGCTATCTCGTTATCCTTAAGTGCCGTTTGGGCTAGTGCCCGTTCGGCTGCATAGCGGCGGCGGATTATCTCGATCTGCTGCTCTTCCACGCGCCGGGCTAGGGCAATGCGCTGCGCACCCGCCACCTCGTCACTATCAAGTAGCCGCTGATTATTAGCTAGGGCTAACTGAAGCTCAAGGTCGGTTAACGCCTCCCGCTCCTCCCGTATCTGCTGCTGACGAGTGCGCTCTGCCTCAGCCGCGGCTTGGGCCTCCGCTTCTAATTTTGCCCGCTGTTCTTCCTGCCGCTTAGTATCCTCATCCGCTAGCTTGGCTTGCAGCGCGGCGGTTTCCTTAGCCTGCTGGCGGCGCAATAGCTCGATGCGCTGCTCATCAAAGAAGGCACCTTCCAGTTTAGCCTGCCGTTGGTCAAACGCTAGGTTTTGCCGCGCCTGCTCTTGCTCTATCTCCAGCACCCTCTCTTCGCTTAGGCTGCTTTCCAGCTTACGTATTTCGGCTAAGTTGTTGTACTGTTCGCGCTCTTTGTCTAACCGCTTTATGGCTGCATCCGTATTGGCCTGTGCGCTAGCGGCCCGTGCCTCCCTTAGTTGCCGTTCCAGTTCGATCCCCTCTTGATCCAAATCAGCCACAGCCTTACGCGCGTCTACCTGGCCCTGCCGCGCTTCATTTTCTTGAAGAATCTCAGATTTACGCGCTTTGGCTCGATTTGCACGCGCCACGGTTTCATCTTCAAACGAGGCAAAATAACCGGATTGCTCTTCGCGTAGTTTAATCGTTTCCTCAGTTTCCTGCTTTAGGGCTAGGTTCACGCCCCGTTGCGCTACCCGCCAGTTGTCTATCGCTACCTTTCGCTTTTGGATGTTGGCGGTTATCTGCTCTTGCAGTAAGGCGGCTTGCAGCTCAGTGCCGCTTAGCCCCTTTTGTTGCAGCTCTATTTGCTTAAGTTGTAGGGCTAGTTCCAGCCTGCTGGTGCTTAGGTCATTCGTGCTTTTGCGGGCCTTCAATTCCGCCTCAGTCAGTTCATTTAGTGCTTTTGTTTGTGCCTTGGTTTCCCCCTCACTTTCGCTAAAAGCCTCGCTTAGCGCGTACACCGCCGCGCCTAAAGCCACAACCCCCGCCGCTATGGCTACAACGGGGTTCAGTAATAGGGTGGCATTCCATATTTTTGTTGCCTTATCAGCCGCTACAACGGCTAGTTTTTGTGCTGCTATGGCCGCCGTGTATCCATCTGTTATTAGGGTTGCCGCGCCTTGTGCTGCACCCGCTATGGCAGTGGCGGTTTCGAGGTCTTTGATGATTGCAAGGGAGTCTTCACCCGACCCGCCGAACGCTTGGAAGGCAGCCGCACCCTGCGAGAATGCGCCCACTGCTGTCGCTCCAAACCCAGCTACAATACCAACGGTTTCGTTTAGCCCGCGCTTGCCTACTTCTACCCGCTGCTCAAATTTGAATACCTCTTTGCTTAAACTATTGAACGCCTTGCTGCCGATGGGAACCCCGTCCAGTGCCTTGTTCAGCGCGGTTAGCTGCTCAAAGGAATCGCCGGCGAATTCGGTTGTTTCGGTTAACGCATTGTTTAGGGTAGCTACCGCCCGCTCGTTGCTCTCTATTTCGGCGGATAGCCGGGCATACTCATCACTAGTCTTGCTTAGCCCCTGCTGCTGCTCTTGCAGTGCCTTCGTGCTGTTCTGTGTCGCTACGATCTGCTTGGCTATCGCCTGCTGTATGTTGCTCAACTGGTTGGCGGTAGTGCCAACCGATTTGGCTACAGCGTTTAGGTCTTTAGCGGCCTTATCAGCTCCCTTCAGTTGCAGCTCGAATACCTTGGTGTTGCTTGCCATTAGTAGCGTATCATTTTTACTTTTACCGGTTTCGGCTCCGCGGGGTTGTAAGCGTCCACCTCAATAACATAGTAGGCTTGCCCGGCTATCAGAACCGGCCTTCGATAGTCCAACGTAGCCAGATCGTAAGGCGTTAGCATGGCCTCAACCTCTGCTTTGTATCCGCGCTCCAGCCGCTGTATCCGTTCGCTGTACCCGCTAGCGTATTGCCCACTAGCTAGCCCCCCGGGGTTTGATGCAAGTGGGGCTATATACCAGCCCAATCGGTCGGTTTCGGCTACGCATATGGGCACTACGCTAAACTGCTCACCCTCTATCCATAGCGTTACACTTCGTGTTGGAACCCCTACTAAAAGGCGAGGCTCATAATCATATTCGATTGTTTCGCTACCATCCGCTAGTTCGCCTAGCGTTTGCCCAATTGCATCCTTGTTGTGGATGCAGGCAAGTAATAGCAACCCCCGAATGTTATTGCCGTCCCAGATAGTAAAAGTGCGGTTGCCCGTATAGGCAAAGGGCAATGCTATTTCTTGTTTACCGTCCGCTGTAGGGATGCTGGTTAGGTAC